GTTCTAGCAACAACAGCATCATTAATTGTTAAACCCCATTCTTGACAATAAGTAAAATCAAATCCAGAAGGTACTGTGTTTAATAATTGTAATTCAGTAAATGTATCTTTAGTCAATAATAAAAAAGCATCATTACTTGGTGTTTGTGCTATTATTGTAACATCTCTTTGAATTGGATTTTCTATAGTTCCGAAGAACGTCTCCCAATTACTAGCTTCTATTTTATATAACTTCATCTTCTACTCCTATAAGTTTTATCTTATCTTTTGGGTTAATATTTCCTTCAAGAATTTTTGTTTCTTTAGGAATTAAACCTATACTCTTTAATGCGTTCCATGTATAGGGATTACTCATGGCATTTCTTAATTTAGCTGGAGATGGTCTGCCATTAGCAATCATTTCAGCTTGTATTTCTCTACCGATATTTACAGTAAATTCATTAGCTGCATTAGCTTCAAACATTTCTTCATCACTATAACCTTTTATTCTTGTAGGTTCTGCAATCACATAAAGTTCTTTTAATAGTTTATTTAAAATTTCAATCTCTTTTTTATTAAGTTCAAAGGCTTCTTTAGCTGCTGGTTGATGACTTTCACCTTCCAATATTTCAGCTTTAAGTTCTAAGATTTCATGTTCTAAACCATGTCCACCATTTTGTAAATGTTTTAGTTTAGCAAGTTTAGCTTGATCTTTTAAATTTCCTACTTCTTCCAGTACAGCTGCTCTAACTCTACCTTCTAAAAAACCTTTTAAAGTTTTTATTTTTTCCCAAGCAGTATCTCCTATTACTTGATAACGATAATTGAACTCTGTATTTAGTTTTGATGCCATGTTTATTTCCTATTGTTGTTATTAATTTTATGCACTTGTTGAATATCCTGCTGCTGCTAAGAAAGCTCTTGCAGTTCCAACTCCAGTAACATCACTTCCTACTACTCCTGAACTTGTTACTAAGTTAGATGTAGAAACTTTACTGCCAGTATCACCATATCCAAAAATTGCCTTATCACCACCATACCCAGCTGCTGCTAATTGACTTCTAGCTGTACCAACTCCTGTAGTATCTGTTGCAACCACTCCAGAATTTGAAACTAAATTAGTCATTGAAACATTTGAACCACCATAACCATAACCAAAGATAGCTTTGTCACCACCATATGATGCTGCTGCTAAGAAATCTCTAGCAGTACCAACACCTGTAACATCTGATGCAACAATTCCAGTATTAGAAACTAGATTAGTTAATGAAACATCTGAGTCAGTCTTACCATAACCAAAGATTGCTTTATCACCACCATAACTAGATGCTGCTAATTCTCTCCTTGCAGTTCCAACTCCTGTAGTATCTGTTGCAACTACACCTGTGTTAGAAACTAAGTTAGTTAATGAACTATTTATATTATCACCTACTGATGCACCTATATTACCATATCCAAATAATGCTTTATCACCACCATAGGAAGCAGCTGCTAAACCATCTCTACCTGTACCTACACCAGTAGTGTCTGTTGCAACTACTCCTAAATTACTAACTAAATTAGTCATAGAGGCTTCAACAGATGGTCTGCCATATCCAAAAATAGCCTTATCCCCACCATATCCAGCAGCTGCTAAAAGTCTTCTAGCTGTGCCTACACCAGTTACATCTGCTGCTACAACTCCACTACTATTTACTAAATTTGTTATAGAAACATATGAACCAGTATCACCATACCCAAAGATAGCTTTTTGTGTGGGAGGTGCAGTAGGCTCTAATGCAGAAGCATCATCATCTAATGGAATCCAACCTTTAGTAGCATCTGAATAAACTATGTTTAATGATTGACCATCTGTATTATATTCCACTGTGTAAGTATCATCATTACCTTGATAATTTAAACCATTTGAATCTATTATAATTTTGTTTGTTCCCCAAGTTCTTAAATAATCTATGAAAACTATTTGATCGCCTTTTTCAGCAGAGCTTGGCAAAGTGATTGTGCAAGTATTTGAAGTCGTATTAATCCAGTAACCATTTCCAGCAACAGCAGTTAATGTTGAACCTGTAATTATTGTAGAGTTCCAATTAAGTCCAGCAGCACTTACTGCTATAACCCCAGAACTTCTTAATATATTGTTTTGTACTATTCCACTCATAATTTTATCCTATGCACTTGTTGAATATCCTGCTGCAGCTAAATATCCTCTAGCAGTACCTACACCAGTTACATCTGTCGCCACTACTCCAGTATTTGAAACTAGATTACTCATTGAAAGATAACCATCTGCACCATAACCAAAAATAGCTTTATCTCCACCATAACTAGTTGCTGCCACCATATATCTAGCAGTACCTACTCCTGAAACATCTGTTGCAACTACACCTGTATTTGATACTAAATTACTCATTGAAAGTTGACCAGCATTATAACCATAAGCAAATATAGCTTGACCAGTTGAACCATATCTAGCTGCACCTACACCATATCTAGCAGTACCAACTCCAGTAGTGTCTGATGCTACAACTCCAGAGTTTGAAACTAGATTAGTTCTTGAATGAATTACTCCAGGCGAACTCCCATAACCAAATATAGCTTTGTCTGTACCATATCCTGTTGCTGCTAAATAATTTCTTGCTGTACCTACTCCAGTTACATCTGCTGATACGACACCAGAGTTTGAAACTAGATTTGTTAATGAAGATTGAGAAGGAGTAATACCGTAACCGAAAATAACCTTGTCAGTTCCATAAGAAGCTGCTGCTAAGGCATTTCTAGCTGTACCAACACCTGTAACGTCTGCCGAAACTACACCACTATTATTAACTAAATTAGTCATAGATACCTCTGAACCACTATAACCATAACCAAATATTGCCTTATCTCCTCCATACCCAGATGCTGCTAAGCCACTTCTAGCTGTACCAACTCCAGTAGTGTCAGCTGCTACTACACCACTACTATTTACTAAATTTGTTATTGAAACAGCTGAACCAGTATAACCATATCCAAAAATTGCTTTTTGAGTAGGAGGTGGTGTATGATCAAAAGCTACTGCATCATCTGAAACTGGAATCCAACCTTTAGTTGCGTCTGAATATACGATTGATAAACTTTGACCAGCAGTAGAATAATCTACAGTATATGTATCTGGATCTCCTTGAAAATTTAATCCGTTAGAATCTATAATTAAGTTATTGGTTGACCAAGTTCTAGCATAATCTACTAATACAATTTGATCTCCAATTTCTGCTGAACTAGGTAAGGTTACAGTACAAGCATTAGATGTTGTATTAATATAATATCCATTTGCTGCTTCTGCTGATAATGTTGAACCAGTTATAACTGCTGAACTCCAGTTAAGACCAGCTACAGTAGGTGCTATAACTCCTGATGCTCTAAATACGTTGCTTGTTATTTGTCCACTCATAATTTTTATGCCGTTGTTGAATATCCAGCTGCACCTAAATACTGTCTTAATGTACCAACAGCAGTTACATCAGTTGCAACTACTCCTGTATTAGAAACTAAATTTGAATCGGCAGTAGTACCATAAGCAAATATTGCTTTGTCACCACCATATGATGCTGCCGCTAAAGATTGTCTTGCTGTACCCACTCCTGTAGTGTCACTTGCAACTACTCCAGTATTTGAAACTAAATTAGTTAATGAAGATAAACTTCCAGTAGAACCATATCCAAAGATTGCTTTATCTTCACCATAAGATGCGGCTGCTAACTCATCTCTTGCTGTACCTACTCCTGAAACATCTGTTCCTATCACTCCTACATTAGTTACTAAATTTGTCATATTAACTTTACCTGTAACTTTACCATATCCAAAGATTGCTTTATCTGTACCATAACTTGCTGCTCCTGGATAGTGTCTAGCTGTACCTACTCCAGTTACGTCACTTCCAATTACACCAGAACTGGTTACTAAATTAGACATTGAAACATTACCACCATCATAACCATAAGCAAATATTGCTAAACCTACACCATATCTAGCTGCTGCTAATGCTAACCTAGATGTACCCACTCCAGTAGTATCAGTGGCTACTACACCACTATTTGAAACTAAATTAGATATATTTGTAAGTGTATAACTTCCAATATTGCCATATGCAAAGATTGCTTTATCGTCTCCATATCCTGTTGCTGCTAAATTCCATCTTGCAGTTCCAACTCCAGTAACATCACTTCCAATTATACCAGAACTGGTTACTAAATTTGTTATAGAAAGTATGGTACCCCCACCATTTGGACTACCAAAACCAAAGATTGCTTTCTGTGTTGGAGGTGGTGTATGATCAAAAGCTGAAACAATATCAGATGCTGGTGTCCAACCAACAGTTGCTCCAGAATAAACTAAATTAACTGCTTGACCACTTGTATCATAATCAACAATGTAATCATCTGTTTCAGATTGAAAATTTAAACCATTACTATCTATTGTAATTGCGTTAGTACCCCATGTTCTTGCATAGTCTGTAAGAATAATCTGATCTCCAGCTATTGCAGAACTTGGTAATGTAATTGTACAAGCGTTTGAGGTAGTGTTAATAAAATAACCTTTACCAGCACTAACTGTTACAGTTGAAGCTGTAACTACTGGTTGCCAACTTAAACCACCAGCTGCTGCAATTACTGAACCAGATGAGCCAAAGATATTGTCTTTTACTAATCCACTCATAATTTTACTATAATGTTTGATCTAAATAACTAATAGTTACATCAATGTCTGATGCACTTGCTGTAATAATTGATAGATGATCTGCTGCTTCCATTACAAATTTTGTAGTGTGTTCGAAAGTTGCGTTAGCACCTAATGCTTGTGTATGATAAATATATGTATCTGCACCACTACCACCATCATCAATATACAAATTAAATGTTTCTGCTGCTCCAGCTGTTTCACAAATTGAAGCTGATAGAATTGTATATGTGTGTCCAGCTTCTACTGTTAATAAGGCTTGTGCAGATGCTGCGTCACCTCTAAATGTTGCTAATTTTAATACTTCACTTGCCATAATTTACTCCTGTTAATTAAAATCCCATGACTAGAGATTTTCCTATTGTTGTTAATTGACCACCTTCTGCTGTTACTATTCCAGCTGTTGTTAAATTTCTAACACCTGTATAATCTTTATTACTATCTAAGATAACTGCTTTACTAGCTATAGCTGTACCAGTTCCTGTAGCACCTAAATCTAAAGCATTAATTTCACCAACTACCACAGTAGCACCATCTAAAATATTAAGTTCTGCAGCTGTTAAAGTTGCTGCAACTCCATCAAGTGTATTTAATTCTGTTGCAGAAGCATCTATAGCTGCAAGTTTTGTAAAGTCTGCTTGAACTAATCCAACCACACCATCTAATAAATTTAGTTCTGTTGCAGTAGAAGTAACTACTACATCTTCATTTATTTTTGGTGAAGTTAAAGTTTTGTTTGTTAAAGTTTGTGTTCCAGAAAGTGTGGCAACAGTTGAATCAATTGCTATTGTACCACTAGATGTAATAGTACCACCAGATAAACCAGTTCCAGCTACAATAGAAGTAACTGTACCTGAATTTGATGGAGTTATTACAGTATAAGTAATTGAAGTTGATCCTAACGATCCATCACTATCTGTTGTACATAAAAATATTTTATTATCATTAACTGTTCCTTGATTAACTACAACCATACCACCTGATAGTTCGGCAATAGTATCATGTTCAGGATCTCTTGATGCTGCACCACTACCAACTGCTAAATATAAACCATTTTCAGATGCTGTACTTTGATCTTTTAATAAAACTCTATCTCCTTCAACAAGTGTAACACCATCAATAGTGTCACCAGCTTCAAGAGCAGATGCAATAACTACATTAGCAGTTGAAGCACACTCTGCAATAACTCTAGTTCTTAAACCAGCAACAGCTTGGTCAACATAAGATTTAGTAGATGCGTCTGAGTTAGCAGATGGTTCACCTAATCCTGTAATTGATCCACCAGTTACTGAAACATTGTTTGCTGCTTGTGTTGCAATAGTTCCTAATCCTAAAGAAGTTCTAGCAGTAGCTCCACTTTCGGCTACCCAAGTTGATCCATTACCAACAATTAAATTTCCATCTGTGTTTGCTAAAGCTGCAATTGCAGTTAAGTCTGCATCACTAGTTTGTTTAGCATCTAATTGAGTTTGTATTGCAGATGTTACTCCATCTAAATATCCAAGTTCAGTTGATGTAACTGCACTAACTTCTACTTTGCCAGATCCATTTGATGTCAAGGCTCTTGAAGCTGTTAAATCTTCTGTATCAATAGTAGTTGCTGCACCAGTAATAGTAGCTTGTTTAGCATTAAGTTGTGTTTGAACATTTGAACTAACACCATCAAGATAACCAAGTTCTGTATCGGTTACATCTGATACTGCAATTTTTTGTGAGCCATTAGATATTACAGCTCTATTAGCAGTTAAACTTTCTGTATCAATTGTTGTAGCTGATCCAGTTATAGTAGCATTTTTTGCATCAAGCTGAGTTTGTATAGCTGATGTAACACCATTTAAATAATCAAATTCTGTTGTTGAAACATCACCACCACCAATTCTAGTAGCATCAATTCCTTTTGGTATTGAATCGTTTGTAGCTGAAAGTGCAGCTAAATAAACTGTTAAAGTTTCACTAGCTAATGCTCCATCATCCCAAGTTACATTAACTGTAGTATTAGTTGAAAAAGAACTTGATGAAATAGTTCCATATCTATAAGCAGCAGTTGTTCCTAAATAAATTTTTATTCTTCTATTAGCATGATAAATTGCTGCTACATTTACACTATTAATTGTGAAAGCAGTTCCAGAAACATAAGCAGATACAAATGCAGCATCACCATCTCCATAAATAACCCATTGACTATCATTATACCATTCTCTGGTATTCTTCATCAATGCTCTTATTGCATTATTCAGATTAGAAGGTAACATTCCCTCCGCTGTACTTATACCATTTAAATCTATGTTGTTAGCTTGGGTTGTTGAGTAATCTTTTATTCCTGCCATAATTTAATCTCCTAAAAACCAAGCATAAGCTTTATTATTTTCTTGATTTTTTTCGTTTA